TTTATTTATTATTTACAAAAGTTCCTAGAAGTTTTTTCAGTTAAATAAACCTTAAAATTCTTCTTTATTTCTAATTCTGCGTAGTCTTTTCCAGTAAAAGTAAGTATGCTTCCATCCTTACCTACAATTTTCATTTCCAGTAATCTTAATTTTAAATCCCAAGACACTTGAGCGTCATATGCGTCTATTTTTATAAATTTTTTAATTTCATTTTTGTAGTTTTTCATTTTTAATCCTTTTTTATTATTTAATTTTTATATTGATAACGAGTAACCACCTGCGTTAGAAAATCTTTCGTCAAAATATTCCTTTGCTTTTTTTTGAATTGTTGCAATGTTTATTTTCCAAGATTTTGGTAACCAAATATAAGCACAAAAATCTTTTTCAATATTATAAAAATCAGCTTCAATTTTAAAGCAGTATGCTTTTTCTGTTTCTTTAAACAACATTTTTTTTATCTCTTCATCTGTTAATTCTCTTCTATCTTCAATTTTTGCTTTTTCTACAATTTCAAAAGTCTTGCTTGAATTTACAAAAACACTTGAATTAACCAAACCGTCTTTGTATGAACGATTTTGAACCCAAGCTTTTTTTCCTTCAAATTCAACTAATTTTGCTTTTTCTGTTTCAAAAACTATATTTACTTCTATCTTTTTCATTTTTTAATCCTTTTTAATTATTTTGACTTCCTCACAAATTATAATATTATATTTTATCAGAGTCAACATAAATCGTACATTATTTTAAAAAATCGTACATAGGGCTTGAGGCCTTATAAATAAAGGCTTGACAAAATAAATCACTAAGTATATAATATAAGTATTGATAAATTGATGTTACTTAAAGGAAAGAATGTTAGTTAAAGAGATTCTAATAGAAGTAAAACACTGCGAGGAAAAAGGTGGTACGAATGTTAAAGTTTCTATTACCTTGACTAAATTCGGTAAATGTATTAACTTCTTAAAACAACGGTTTTTTGGAAAAGAACTTGATTTTAAGATAAAATTTAAATAAGAATAAAGTAATAAAAATTATGACTATTATGACTATTCAAGAAAACAAACCAAATTCTAATAAAGTATTAGACAAAGCAAAAGATAAATTAAAGACAGTATTAATCATAGGTCTTGAAAAAGATACTGAAAAGCTATATTTTGCTTCAAATACTTCAAATAATGAAAAACTACTAAATTTAGCTAACTCTTTTAAACAATTTATGGAGAAACAAAATGCCTGAACTTAAATCACCACAACAAGAGAAGTTTTCAAAACTAATAGCATTAGAAAAGAAGACACAAACAGATGCTCTTAAAAGTGCGTACCCCACTTGTTTAAAATGGAGAGATGAAAGTATATACTCAAAGGCTTCACAGATAGCTAATGATATTAAGGTAAAGGAAAGGATTAAAGAGCTTAAAGATACATTGAATAATAAACTCATAACAAAAATAGTTTATTCTCATTTGGAAAGCTTTAAAGAACTAGAAAGATTAAAAGAGATGGCTTTACATAATAAAGGCAATACAGGTAAAGCTGACTTAGGTGCTGCAATCAAAGCAGAAGAACTAAGAGGCAAGCTTGCTAGATTATATGAAGAAACAATTAATATTAAAAAAGATTTTGGAGAAGAAACCGAATATTTATAATTTTTCTATTGACTTGATGATTTCCTTATTCTACAATATATACAGTTTAATAACACTTGACTGTCGGCTAGTATAGATATGGAAGAAAAAATAAGAATTTTACAAGAAGAAATAGGTTTAAGTTTAAGACAAATAGAGCAAAAATCTAATTTAGGAAACGGTACATTATCTCAAGTTTTGAAAACTTCTAAATTTAAAAAGACGACAGAAAGGAAATTAAACGAATTTTATTTTAAAACTATTAAAAAAATGGTAAATGGATTATGAAAAAACTATCAATACTAATTTTATGTTTAACTTTAACAAATTGTCAAGTTTACGGCAATTTAAAAGAAAACCTAAGAATTAAGAAAGAAGAAAAAGCAAAAATAAGAGAGTTCTGTAAAGAATACGAGGGCTTTATTTCTGTTGGAATGCCTAAAAAGTGTCTTTCGTTTGTAATGGGAAGGAGTATAAGACAAAATGAGTCTTGTAATTCAAGAACTGGATGTATAACACAGTATGTTTATTATGATTTTTATGTTTATGTAAAAGATGGTAAAGTTACATCTTGGAGAAGTAAATAATGTGTCAACACTCAAAATAAGAAAACAAGATTATTTACCTCATCAATATGACTTTCTAGCTTGCCAAAGTAAAATAAAGGCTTTAGTAAGTGGATATGGAGGAGGGAAAACCTATGTTTTCTTACGAGAGTGTTTAAAACAGCATATAATTAATAGACGAGATGACGATAAACTAAGTGCTGGGTGGGTAATCTATCCAACGCTTGATTTAGCAAGAGACTTATTTGTTGATGATTTTAAGGCTTTGCTTGAAAAAATGAATATTAAGTACTCTTACTCGTGTCAAACTATGGTATTTAAAACTGTATATGGCAAGATCAAAATCTATACTTTGGAAAGACCAGAACGAATGGTTGGTTCTAATTTAACTTGGGTAGGTATTGATGAATTTGATACTACTAGAGAAAAAAACAGTATGGAAGGCTATAAAAAAGCCCTTGCACGATTAAGAGGTAATGAAAAAGCTACTTTATTTATTGTTACTACTCCTGAAGGTTTTAAGGCGACTTATAAAATCTTTGTAGAGCAAGAAAATAAAGATAAAATGATTTTTCACGCAAAAACTACAGATAATCCATACCTACCAAAAAGTTATATTGATTTATTGTATCAAGAATATGACGAGAAATTAATCAAAGCATATATAAATGGTGAGTTCGTTAATCTTCAAAGTGGTACAGTGTACTACGGCTTTGATAGAGAATTAAATTTAGTAGATAACCTAGAGATAGACGAAAATCTGCCAGTCAATTTATTCTTTGATTTTAATGTATATCCTCTTTCGTGTGGCTGGGGTCAAGATAAGAATATAGAAGATATTAGAATAATTGATGAGTGTATTATGAAAGGTCACTCTAGCACTTGGGAATTATGCAAAGAGTTAAAAAATAGGCTTTCAAGTGATCTTGATGTTGTAATTTATGGAGATGCAAGTGGAAGTTCTCGTAATACTAAAAACAATTTGTCAGATTACCAAATAATTGACAACGAATTAAGAGGTTATTTTAACTCATTAAGCTATAAAGTTCCAAAATCAAACGGTTCTGTAAAACATAGAGTAGACTGTGTAAATGCCAAATTACAGAAAAGATACTTGAAAATTAATAAAAGATGTGTAAAATTAATACGAGACTTAGAACAGGTATGTTATACTGAAAAAGGTGATGTTGATGGAAGTAACATTGAACTTACACATATTAGTGACGCTTTAGGATATTATATAAATGTAGAATTTCCTATTGTGAAAGTAGTTTTAAATAGAGAAGCAACAACTCAATTATAGTAATGACTAATTTTTTAAATCGTTTTTTCACAGCAAAAGGCACAGATGATAAAATAAATAAGTATTGTCAAATAGAACATATAACATTAAAGGCTGTTGAAAGAAAAAGAAATTTAAATGAAACTGATAGAAAAAAATACGCTACAGAATTATTAGACACATATTACGGCTTTGGATTGCCTTATTTAAAAGGACAGATAGAAAGTTCTTTTAAAAGTACTATTACAAGAAATGCAATGTTAAATCTTGCTGTTTCTCTACCACTATTAGAAAAGTTTATAAGAACAACATCAAAAGTTTATGCTATTAATCCTACGAGAAAGTTTTATCAAAATGGAAAAGAAATATTAAAAGAAAAGCCTAACGCTATTATAGATCCTTCAAAATATATTGAAAATGCTAAATTATACGATATTTTGAATGATTTATATAACGATAATGTATCTGTAGCATTAAAGGAAGCTGAAAAGCTAACTAACCTATTGAATGTAGCCCCTTACAAGGTTATTACAGATAAGAACGGTAAAATTAAGATTTTATTCATACCTAATGACAGTATACAAATCTGTGAAAATAAAGAAGATGTAACGGTTGCCGAAACTATAGCTTTTATTAAAGACCAGTTTGACAGCAAAAATAATTTACTTTATCAAATTACAGAAGAGATATGGAGCCCTTTAAATAAAAGTATTCCCGACCCTATTACAAAATCTAATGTTATAGAAGTTAATGAGGCAGGAAAACAAGCAACTAAATTATACGGTAATAATAATATAGGTTCGGCTTTTGCACCTTTTGTAATATTTAGAGACGCACAGCCTACTGTTAATTTTTGGGACATTAAAGGAGCAAACTTAGTTGATTATATTAATTCAATTAATATGAGTTTGACAGAGCTCAGATACTTAACACGCTATACTACATTTGGACTTAAATACACTGTTAATATGAAAATGCCAAAAGATGGTATATCTGACCCGACAGGAATTATTAACTTTGCAATTGATAACTCTGGTATACCAGGATCGGATGGAGATAAAAACTGGGCAGTAGGTGAATTTGACAATTCAAGTAAAATAAAAGAGTTGATAGAGTCAATCATTTTTAATATGAAAATGGTTTACGATATTAGAGATATCAATCTAGACTCACTAATTACTACAAATTCAGTTAGAAGTGCTGAAAGCAAAGAACAAGATAACAAAAACCTTTTTTCTTGGATTAATTCTCAAAGGGAAATATGGAATTTAAACGAACAAAACCTATTCAAGGTTATGTGTAGCGTACACAATAGAGACAATACAAATAAAATTCCAAAAGGTATTGAATTACAGGTAAATTTTGAAGAGCTTGATACTTCAACAAAGACTAATGAGGACTGGATGGTAGAAATTCAAAACGATATAAGCACATATTTAGATTGGTTAAGTGATAAAAACCCAGATTTAGATAGAGACGAATTAATTAGATTGCTTGAAGAAAATAGAGGTATAAATTCTGTAAAGAATCCTGTTATAGAAGGTGAGGAAGATGAAGAAGAAACCGAATCAGAAAATAATGATAAAGAAATTCCTGCAGAAGAAAAAGAAAAAGAAAAAGAAAAAGAAAAAAAAGAGGTAAAAGATGAACTTAATAAGTAATCATATACTAACTATAATCTGCATAGTATTTAATATGTTCTTTATATTGAATTGTTTAAAAAGTATTTATACTTGCGTAAAAATGAAGTACAAATCTAAATTTATAAGAAAACATATTTATTTTATTATTTTGTTAAGCTTAAACTGTTTTTTAATACTATGGAAACTTTAGAGGCTAGAAAAAAAGCCACTAATCAAATAATTGCAGATATAGAAAAGAAAGCTAAAGAAATAAAGAAACAAAGCGATAGGCTATATAATTCTGCTGCAAATACAATAATTGATAAAAACGAGGTTTCAACTCCTTATGTTTTGAATGCAACAGTATCACAAGGAATTGATAACTCATTAAGAAAAATAGTAATAACTGCTGATGACTCTTTTGAGGATATAATCAGAAGTACACAACAACAATTAGCACAAGGTTACGGTGTTAAACTATCTAGAGTAGACTTACGAGCTATAAGGAAAGCAAAATCTACAATAATTGATAAACTTATAAATAATACAGATATTCTTAAAAATAATATACAAACTATTTTATATTCAAACTTAGGTAAAGGAATACCTAAAAGACAATTAGTGAAGAGATTAAAAAAGCTATATCCTGCTTATTCTAGAAATGCTGAGACCATTATAAATACAGGAATTAGTAGAGAGTATCAAGATATTAATACTACTAAATTCGCACAGGTAGGGTTTAATTGGTATATATGGGCTGGACCCAACGACTCAATAACAAGAGAAAAACCTTGTAAACATTGGGTAAACCATAAATTCCCAGCTTCTCAATTAGAAATATTAAGAAATACAAGAGGCAGTCTTTGGAATTGTAGACACTCAATTATCCCTATTGATGATGAAGACGCAGAAGATTTTCCAACAGGTGATATTTCTTTTGCTATCTAATCTTTTACTTCTAAAGTATTACTTTAGATATTGACACATATAATTATTAATATTATAATCAAAATTGCTAAGTAAGTGCGTTAACTTACAAATTACTCAACAAAGAGGTTAAATGACTGAAGAAACTAAAAATACTAATCAAGAAACTATTGATACAAAAGAAATTGTAAAAGTAGAAGAAAAGATTGAAAAGGCAGCAATTCCTTATGATCGTTTTAAAGAAGTTATTGATGAAAAAAAAGCTTTAAAACTTAAACTTGATGTTTTTGAAGAAACAGAAAAGAAAAGAATTGAAGATAAGCTTTTAGAAGAAAAGAAATTTGAAGAACTTTTGAAAGCGAAAGATTTAGAGTTGGAAACTCATAAAAATGAGAAAGAAACTTTAAAAAAGAATATGTTGATTGAAAAAGTAAATAATAAAATTATCAATATCGCCTCAAAAGAAGGTGCCATTGATAGTGATGATATTCTTAGATTTATTAAAACAGATGATTTACTAGACTTAGAAAGCGATAAATTATCCGATGAAGTAAATAAAAGAGTAACAGAAATAAAGAATAATAAGGCACACTTATTTAATACTAATCAAAGAGATAGTAAAGAAAACGGAATGCCTTATTCGGTTAGTACTAATAATACTAAATCTTCAAAGCCAAAAACTAAAGAAGATATGGTATTAGAAGCATTAAACTTAAGTAGGAAAAAATAGATCTTTGGCAAGATAACTTCTATTTTAAAATTTTTTTAAATAATAAATAAAGGTTATCTATATGGCAAACAATTCATATGATTTTAACAATACGATAAGAAATGTGAATACAGCATTTGACTTGATGATGTCAAATACTACTTCGCTTCTTTCAATGATGCCTCTAGCAGGTTCTCAAGAAATTACTAATACTAAACACGAATGGGTCAATGATAAATTGAGTCCAGTTTCAAGCACAATCGGTTCTTTTGATTCAAACGGTGACGGTACAGGAATTAATCTCGTTTCAACAACAGGAATAATTGTTGGTTCTATACTTCGTTTCACATCTGTTTTAGATGTAACAAGAACAGAGCTAGTAGTTGTATCTGTAGTTGATGTAAACGGGACTGACTTAACAGTTGTTCGTGATTATGCTGGTTCAACAGGTGTAACTCTAGTAGTTGGTGATAAATGTTTCTTAGTTTCTTCTCCAAAAGGTGAAGGTTCTGCTGCTGGAACAGGTTTAATACACCAAGGTTCTATGATTTACAACTACACTGAAATTTTTGACCAAATTGCAGAAGTAAGTAAAACTTCAAACGCTGTTTCTGCTTATGATGGATATACAAAAATGTCTAATCAAGAAATGATAGCTATGAAGAAAATAGCTTACAAACTTGAGAATGCTTTAATTTGGGGTAATAGATTAATTGGTTCTTCTGGTGTACCTGCAACAATGAATGGTTTAAAAGCTTACATTGGTGCTACAGGCGGAAACATTGATACAACAGGCGGTGCAATAAGTCAAACAGTTCTTAATAATATGTTAGAAAACATATTTGCAAAAGGTGGTGATAACCAAAACTTAGCTTTAATCTGTAATGTAAATCAAGCAAGAAGGATTTCTGCTTTAGGTACTGGAACTTCAAACCCAGTTATTAATAAAGCTGACACAGTAGATCAAAGACTAGGCAACTATGTATCTGAATTCGTTTCTGATATACCTTTGCCAGGTGGTTTGAATGCTCGTATATTTACTAACTATAATATGCCTAAAGATCAAGTTATGTTGCTAGATATGTCAAAAATTGCATTAAAGGTTTTAAGACCTATGCAAATTGAAGATGCATCAACTGCAGGAACTGACTCACTTAAATCAAGAATTTTAACAGAGTTGACTCTTGAAGTTAAAAACCCATTAGAAGCTCACGCTATAGCTACTGGCTTGACTGTTTAATTATTAATAGGGGGTTTAACCGCCCCCTTATCTAGGAGATAAATATGGGTACATACATACATAAAGTAAAAGTAGGTGATGACTTTCAAATAGGAGACGACGCAAGATTAAGTGTTACACCTGCTGGAGTTTTATCATTAGGAGGCGTTGCAATTACATCAACACCTGCCGAATTAAATACTATGTCTGGAGTTACAGCAACAGCATTAGAAATTAATAGACTGGACGACTCTTTGGAAACAGAGGAAGTTACAGCAGCTGGAGCGGTTAGTGTAGTTAAAACAAATACTAATCTTGATTCAACTATTGCGACTTTTGCTGCTACATTAGCAGCTTGTCCTGATACAATGATTGGAAAAATCAAAACTATTAGAATGAGTGCAGATAATGGTGATGTTACTATTGCTTTGACAAATATTCAGGGCGGTTCAGCTGCAACGACTGCGACTTTTGCTGCAATTGGTGAGGAACTTATATTAATAGGTTCTGCAGGCGGTAAATGGACTGTTGTAAAAGAGTTCGGTGTTACTTTAAGTTAATAAAAATAATTAAGGGGGTTCGTCCCCCTTATAAATAAAAAAGGTTAATATGTTTAAATTTAATTCAATATATTCACAAACAGGAAGTTTCACGATTAATTTTACACCGTATACTTTCATAAATGGAATTTTTGAAACAGAAGAAAAAGAAGTTGCTGTTTTCCTAAGACAAAATGCTAATTTTATTGAAGAAGTAGAAGTTAAAGAAGTTAAAGAAAAAGTAATAGTTCCAGAATTAGAAGAGTTAAAGGCTGTGGCTATAGCTTTAGGTTTAAAACCCCATCATAAAGCTGGAATTGAAAAACTAAAAGAATTGATAGCAGGTGCAAAAAATGTACTTGTAAGTAAAAACACAGAAGAAGAAATCAAAGTAGAGGTTGAATAATGTCAACTTTTGACAAAGTAAGTGGTTCTTATGATTCATATCTAGCGACTTCAATTACTGACAGCACTGCAGAGTGGACTGTCAACGCATATCAAAATTGGTATGTGTTAATTGACTTAGTAGAATATAAGATTACAAGTAACACAGCCGATACTCTTACTTTTTCAAACTCTTTAATAGCAACAGGAACTTACGAGATAGCTTTTTTGGGTAGAACATACCTAACAGAAATAGAAAGTGATTGTAGTAATTCAACAAAAATACCAGATGCTTTAATTTTAAAGAAATACAATCAAGCAAATATTGATGTATATAACAAGCTTTTTGCTTATTTAAGAAAAATGTATACGACAGACTTTGACCCCTTAGCTTATATAATTAATATCTATATACTACAGCAGGCTTACGCATATTATATGCTATATTTATTGTATACTGATTTGGCTATATTAGAACAATCATTTAATACATATAAAGCAGAACTATATTACAACCAGTATAAAGATGCGGTAAAAGACGGGCTTGCATTGATACAGATAGATTTTGATAAGGACGGCGTTGCTGATGCTGACGAGAAAACAAGTAGTGCTGGAGGTATAGCTTTAATACGATAATGAAAGTAAAAACAATAGGCTCATTTAAATCAGTAACAGAAAAATTAGAACAGAAAGATAAAGACTTTTCTAATTTCTTGCTAAAGACCGCTTTACTAATTAATGGAAAGATACAATTAAGAGTACAGCTGAAAGGGGAAGGATCAAAAGGAAGTAAATTAAAAAGATATAAAAAAAGTTACGCAACACAAAGAAAAAAATTAGGTTATCAAGCTAAATTTAGAGATTTAACACGCAAGGGCAATATGTGGCAATCTTTGACAGCAACACAAACAGGAAACAAAAGAGTAGAAATGTTTTTCGGTGGTGCTGAGGATAAAGCAAAAGCATTTTATAACGATCAAAAAACTCCTTTCTTTAATTTAAATACAAAAGAAAGAAACTTTTTAAAGAGAAAAGTGGAGGCTTTCGCAAAATTATGAGTACATTACCAGAAATCATAGCAGAAATAAAAGTACAGGCTCTTGCGAGTGGTTTTGCTTTTGTATCAGAAAACAAAGTAGTACAAAGTGATATAAGTGATACTCTCTTGCCTGCTATGTATATAAAGCTGGATAAAGTTGATTATAATAAATTTAGATTAAATGTAACAGAAGAAACATACACTTTTAGTTTGTTAATGGTTACAGCAGAAAAGACAAATCCTATAAGTAGTTTGAAAACTTTACAGGATGCTTTTTTGTCAAAATTAGTTGTTAGTACAGTTTTAAAAAACTATTTCTTACAAGAAAAGGTAAATTTAATTGATAGCACAATTACTAATGATAAAGAATTAAACAAAACATTAGGTGGGGAATCTTGTATATTGACCCTAACTATTGAAAACATTACTAATTTTTAAAGGTTATATTATGACTAGAAGAAAAGAAATTACAGAAGATATAGAATCTGTAGAATCTGTAGAAGAAACACCAGTTGTTGAGAAATCAAAAGCTGTTGAATTTATCGCTTTGCGAACGATAAAGGTTTATTGCAATAAATCTTTTGATTTAATCAAAGGAGAGAAAATTCCAAAGGATTTGCCTAAGGAATTTTTAACAAGTTTAACAAATAGTAAAATAATAAAAAAGGTATAAAATATGGCTACTTCAACTCCATTACAAAATTTTGGTATTCACCAAATAACAATGAAAGACTTAACAGACCCTAGTATAATGGGTGTTGGCAAGGTTTTAGGTGATGTAACACCTGAGCTTTCACAAGAATTAATAGATAATAGAGGTGGTTCTTCTGCTTTCCCTTGGGCTTCCGCTCCGGGAGAGGCAACAGGCGAGATTTCTGTTATCATAAAACAATATGACAAAAATCTATTGAGATTTATTAACCCGTATATTGCTGGTTCTCTTGTAGAAGATGAAGACGGCGATACTGCTGGTTATGCCTCTGTTCTAGTAAACCAAACAGGAACATCTGTATTAAATGCAGTAACAGGTATTGCTTCAATTGCGATTGATTCAACAAAAACAGCGGATTTAGCTTATGGAGATTATGTTTTAAAAGCAACAGCTGCAGGAACTTTTGATTTATATTTGAATACAGATATAAGTGGTACAGCTTCTTATGATGACGATACTTATAAAATAAATGCTGCTGTAATAACGCTTCCGGGCACAGGTGCAAAAGTTACTTCTCAAGGTATTGAATTTACATCAGGTTCTGGTGCAGCTACACTTGTAGTTGGAGATATGGCTACTTTCTCAATCAGACCTATTAACTCATATATGTTGACTTCATATATTGGAAAAGACGGAGCTTCACCTCAAGAGTTTGAATTAACAATTGTTGCTGAAAAAATAGGTAATAAAATAAGAGTTATCAAATTCCCTCGTTGTATTGCGGGTGGTGGTGCTAACTTAAAGTTTGTATATAAAGACTGGAGTATGATTGAAACAACAATCAAAATACTAAAGCCTTCTACAACAACTTATGTTGGCGTTCAAGAGTTTATGAACCGTTAATTAATCAGGGGGCGTAAAAACCCCCTTTTTTTAGGGAAATTATGGAAATCGTAATTAATAAAAAAACTTATATTTTAAAAACTCTCAACACAGAAAGAAGAGAATTATTTGT